TCTACAACACCACCGAGTCGCTGATCAAGGCGCGCAACGACATGCGCAACGAGTTGCTGGCGCAGCAGCAAGCTGCCGCCGGAACCCAGCGCGGTCGGCAGACCTATGTGGTCTCCGGCGGCCGTGGGTACCACGACTTGTGATGGCCACTTTCTCCGCAAACGGCAAGCGTCTCGGCCGCCCGCCCGGCTCGGGCACGACCAAGGTCGCGCGGGCTGTTGTCGGTCGCACCGACAACCCTCGCATCCGCCAGTCCGATGACGCACAGGCGCTGGCCATCGGCCGCGCCACGATGCACTTCATGGCGCGCTACGACGCCGCCGGCCGAGGCCGGCGCGTAGCCGCGTGGAACCCGCCGTCGTCTGGTCCGAACTCGTCGATGGAGGGCTTGCAGACCATCCGCGATCGGTCGCGCGACACCGTGCGCAACGACTGGGCCGGTACTTCCGCCGTCCAGAAGTGGAGCACGACGCTGGTCGGCATCGGCATCACGCCACGGTTCAACCGTATCAAGCGCAAAGAGCGCAAGCAGCAGATCGTTGACCTGTTCTCCGATTTTGTTGCAAAGGCTGACGCCGATGCCGTGCTGAACCTGTACGGCCTGCAGACCATGGTCACGCGAGCATGGCTTGCGGATGGCGAGTGCTTTGTGCGCCGCCGTTCGCGGTATCTCGACGACGGGCTGCCGGTGCCGGTGCAACTCCAAGTGCTCGAAGCCGACATGCTGCCGATCTTTTCGGCAGACAGCATGCAGGGACTGCCGAGCAATCACGTCATCAAGGACGGCATCGAGTTCGATCGCCGGATGCAGCGTATCGCGTATTGGTTCTACCGCGAGCACCCCGGCGACGACGCGATCGGCCGCAGCGTCGGCCCCGACATGCTCGTGCGCGTTCTGGCGCGCGACGTGTGTCACGTGTACGAACCGGCGCGGCCGGGCGCACGTCGCGGGGTGTCGATGCTCGCGCCGATCATCATGCGACTTCGCAACTCCACCGACTACGAGGACACGACCCTCGAACGGCAGAAGATTGCAAACTTGTGGGTCGGTTTCATCACGCGCGAGTTGCCGCGTGATGCGAGCGGCACGGATCTGGACGCGATCACGGGATTGGAGCGTGTGGTCGACTCCGAAGGCAACGGTCTGGTGCCGCTGCGGCCGGGGTTGATCCAGGAACTCGAAGACGGGCAGAAATTCGACTTCGCCAATCCGCCCGAGGCCGGCACCACCTACAGTGACTATCTGCGGACGAACCACCTTGGCACGTCGGCGGGCACCGGTCTGCCATACGAGGTGTTCTCCGGTGACATCCGCCAGATCAGCGACCGCACGCTGCGGGTGATCATCAACGAATATCGTCGCTTTGCGGAACAGCGGCAGTGGCAGATCCTCATTCCGCAGTTTTGCCAGCGCGCGATCGAGTGGTTCGCTGAAGCTGCCGTCGTGCAGGGGGCCATCGCACCGGAAGAGTTCGACGAAGTGCGCCGTGTCGAGCACCAACCGCATGGTTGGGCCTACATCCATCCGGTGCAAGACCCGCAAGGCAAGTTGCTGGAGATCGAGGGTGGCATCCGCAGTCGGTCGAGCGCGATTGGCGAGAAGGGCGACGACCCCGACTTGGTGGATCAAGAGCGCGCCGACGACGATGCACGCGAGAAGCGTCTGAAGATCGGGCCGTATAGCGAAGCCGCTGTGCAGGAGCGTCAACCTGCTGCGACGGGCGACGAAGACGGTATCGACAACGAGGAATACACAGCGCCGCCGAACGCAAGGATTCGGCGTGCCATTGCGAGGTACGGGAGCCGTGAAGCCTGAACAACTGGATGCTGCAGCAAGTGTCGGAATGAAGACATCGGTCGCAGGGGCTACCGTCGCAGGCGGCGCGTGGGCGTTCTCACTCAACGAAGTGGTGGCTGTCCTCGGTCTGCTGGCCGCCGTGTGCGGATTCTTCGTGTCTTGGTACTACAAGCACAAGCAGAATCAGCGGTTGCAGGCGATCCACGATCTCCGGGTTGCGCGTTTGCAGCGCGGCGGCAGCGACCACGCGGAGTTGGACGAGACTCCGATGGATGACTGACCGGTGAGCAAGGCCCGAGTCGCTGTCGCGGTGCTGTCGCTTTCCGCGGCGGCATTCGTCGCTCGTGTCGCGCATGAGGGATACACCGACGGTGCGGTCATACCGACCAAAGGGGATGTCCCGACCGTCGGTTTCGGTTCCACAATCAAGGAAGACGGCAGCCGGGTGCAGATGGGCGATCGGACCGATCCCGTCTCAGCTATGCGCCGGGCGCTGGTGCACTTCCAGCGTGACGAAGCCAGGATCAAGGAGTGCATCGGCCGCGAGGTCGAACTGCACCAGGTCGAGTTCGATGTCTACTCCGAACTGGCCTACAACATCGGCGCGCGAAACTTCTGCGTGAACCCGAGTACCGGCGGGCCGGGTGCCATCCCGAGAAAACTCCACGCCGGAGATTACCGGGGCGCCTGCGATGCGATCTTGCTGTATCGGTATGCCGCAGGGTATGACTGCTCGACGCTGATTAACGGAACACCGAATCGCCGGTGTTATGGCGTTTGGAAAGACCGCCTGCGTCTTCACCAGGCTTGCCTATCCGTTCAATAGCCTCCGAAATTGGGCCGCAGCAATATTGCTGAATAGTGTGCTCAGAATGCGCATCGTCAAATAAGGACGTTGCACAATGCGACCCTGCTTCACCTTCACTGCAAAGGCCGGCGACAAGCCTGCACTCCTGGCGATCGAAGACGAGATCGGCTTTTGGGGTGTGCAGGCCAAAGACTTCCGCGCCGCCCTCGATGCGGTGGAAGGGGATTCGCTCGTCGTCGAGATCAACTCTCCGGGCGGGGATGTCTTCGCCGGATTGGGCATGTTCAACATGCTGCGCACGTGGGCCGGCGAGGGCAAGACTCTCACCACGCGGGTCAACGGCGTTGCAGCTTCGATTGCCTCGGTGATCATGCTGGCCGGCGATCGGCGCGAGATGCCGCGCAACGCTTTCGCCATGACGCACTCGGCCTCGACGTTTGCCTGGGGCACGGCCGACGACATGCGCGACGCGGCCACGACGCTCGACAAGATCGATGGCTCGATCCGCGGCATCTACATGGACCGGATGGGCGTGGACGAAGCCAAGGCCAAAGAGATCATGGCCAAGGACACGTGGCTCACGGCCGACGAGTGCAAGGAACTGGGCTTCGTCACCGAGATCACCGATGCGGTCGAGGCGACGGCGAAGTTCGACGCCTCCAAGCTGGATCTGCCGAAGGGGGCCACGCTGTTCAAGGCCAAGGCTGCCGAGCCGGCGCCGCCGAAAGTCGAGCCGCCGGCTCCCGAGCCCGAGGGTGTTGCGTTGGTCGACGCCATCGTGGCCAAGGCCAAGGCAGCGGGCATTGAGGCCCACGCTCCGGTCATTGCCCTGTCGGCCAACACGATGGCCGAAGCCGAGGCCCGCATCAACACGGCGCGCGACATCGTGGCCCTGTGCAAGTTGGTCAACCGGCCCGACGACGCGGGCCCCGCCATCGCGGCCAACAAGTCGGTGGCCGACTTCCGTGCGGCGCTGGCGAAAGCGATCGCCGACGCGCAGCCGGAGATCGACAACTCGAATTCGGGCACCACGAAGCCGATGCCGGCTGCCAGCGGTGCTCCCATTGACGCCCACGCGACGTGGGAGCGACGCAACCAGGCCAAGAAGTCGAAAGGACGCTGACCCATGGCAACCGAACTCCACTTTTCCCCGCCCCTGGCCGACTTCGTTCTGAGCGAAGCCAGCGGCATGCGCAGCCGCTCGAAGGCGACGGTCACGCAGACCGGTGCGGCCATCAAGTCGGGCACCGTGCTGACCCGCCAGGACGGCGGTGCCGGGTCGTTCGCGCTCGACGCGGGTGTGACCGGCAACCCCACGTGCGGCACGATCACCGTCGGCTCGGCGGCCAAGGCCGGCGTCTACCGGATCATCTTCACCGCGGCCACCAAGTTCGAGGTCGAAGACCCGGACGGTGTGACGGTCGGTGTCGGCACCGCAGGCTCTGCGTTCTCTGGCGGCGGGCTGGGCTTCACGATCACCGCCGGTGGCACGCCCGCGGTGGACGGCACCACGGCCAAGATCACCATCGCGCAGGGCACCGGGAAGTACATCCCGTACACCGCCAACGGCGCTGCCGGCCCGGCCGAGGCGATCTTGTACTCGGACCTGAAGGCTGCCACCGGCGACATCTCGGCCGTCGTGTTCGACGCGGACTGCGAAGTCCGACGCGGCGCGCTCACCGGGCTGGACGCTGCCGCCGAAGTCGACCTGAAGCGGGTCGGCATCAAGGTGCGTGGCACCTCGGGCCTGCCGACCGTTTCCACTCCGGCTCTCTGAGCCCAGGCACCACGAGACTCAGGAGCACAGAAGCAAAATGGCAACCCTCGACATCTTCAACGACGATGCGTTCCGCGTCAGCCAACTGTCGCAGACCATCACGGACATCCCCGACGTGCCCACGCAACTGGGCGACGAGGGCCTGTTCACCGAGTACGGCATCAACACGCCGACCATGATGATCGAGCGTCGCGGCAAGTCGCTGTCGCTGGTGCCGACGGCGCCGCGGGGCGCTCCCGGCGAGCCGGTGGCCCTGACCGGTCGCAAGCTCATCCCGGTGGCCGCTGTCCACTTGCCCCAGTCGGGTTCGGTGCTGGCGGACGAGGTGTATGGGATCCGCGAGTTCGGCACCGAAAGCACGCTGAAGCAGGTGCAGTCGCTGGTGCGCGAGAAACTGATGGTCATGCGCGAGAAGATGGACCTGACGCTCGAACACATGCGTGTCGGCGCGCTCAAGGGCACGGTGCTGGACGCCGACGGCAGCACGGTCCTGTGGGATCTCTACGCCATCTTCGGCATGATCCAGGCCACGCACTACTTTGACATCGCCACGGCCAACTCGGCCAGCGACGTGAAGCAAAAGTGCATCCTGCTCAAGCGTGCGATCCGCGAGAAGTTGGGCGGGCGTGCCTTCCGCCGTGTCCGCGTGAAGTGCTCCGAAGGCTTCATGGACAAGTTCATCGGCCACGACAAGATGAAGGCTGCCTACGAACTGTGGCAGGCCGGCGCCTTCAACCGTCAGGACCAGACCGAAGGCGACTTCGAGTTCGCCGGTGTCGTGTTCCAGGTCTACTCGGGCGGCACCTCGGCCGGCGACTTCATCGCCGACGGGGAGGCGTATGCCTACCCCGAGGGCGTGCCCCGCATGTTCCAGACGGCATTCGCCCCGGCGGACTACATGGAGACCGTCAACACGATGGGCATCCCGTACTACGCCAAGCAGGAGCGGATGAAGTTCGATCGAGGTGTGGAACTGGAGAGCCAGTCGAACCCGATCATGCTCAACACGCTGCCCGAGGCCGTCATCAAGTGCGTGGTGGCCGCAAGTTGACCTGACGGTCTTTCGCGCGCAAGGGGCGCCCTTCCCGAAATGGGGACGGTGCCCTTTCTCTTTCACCGGGGACTCGAAACATGGACTCGAACTTCCACAACGCGCTGGCCGCCTATGGCGCCGGACTCATCACGCACATCGGCCTGGTCGACGGCTCGGGTGTCGAAATCTCGGGCGGATCGTATGCCCGCAAGGCCGTCACCTGGACCGGTGCCGCCAACGTCAAGTCGCCCAACGCGGATCTGGTGTTCGACATCCCGGCTGGCGCCACGGTGGCCGGCTGGCGCGGTTTCACTGCGCTGACCGCGGGCACCAACTATGGCGGTGCCGTGCTCACCTCGGCGCCGTTCACCAATGCCGGCACCTACACGCTGCAGGCAGCCAGCACCAACATCACGGTGCAAGCACCGGCCTGACGGTGGGCACGTGGTCATCGAGCCAGACGATTCGACAGACACCGCGCCGCCAGGATGGCGCGGTCGTCTCGTTGCGTGGATCGTCGCCACTCGGGACACGTGGCGGGTCAACCGCATGGAGCGGCGCCGGGTGCGTCAGGCGTCATCGGCCGAGGTGCGGTACATGGTCACGGCGGCGCGGCTGTACGAGAGCCAGCGCACAATCACCGCGCAGCAGCAGGTCATCAACCGGCAGTCACGGCAGATCGACGCGCTGCGCGGGCAGATGGACGAGATCACCGAGATGCACCACTGCTACATGATGTCGCACGCGATGAGAGACAGCGAGCGGTTCGACCAGGCCGTCGCGCGAGCCCGCGAGGCGCTGACCAGCGGCTTCGGCGACTTCGCCGAGACGGAGCCGCGATGACCGCCACCGCGCACACAGGGGGCGAGTATGACCGCCGACAGCAGGCCACCGTCGACGCCCTGCGCGCGGCTGTTGCAGCGCAAGCTGATGACC